AAGCGGTACTGAACGCGAAAGACGCTTTAATGCTTCATCTTTTCGGCATGGAGCAAGACAACGAGGAAATACCGCAGCCAACGTCCATTGAAAACATTCATCTTGAAAAAAATCAAGCAATTATTCTTGTTGATGTATTTATGCCTCCGTTCAGAGAAAAGCAACGCACCAAATTTGTTAAAAAAACTCTTTCTATTCCTTCTTGGCTTAATGCCGAAGCAGAACATTGCGGAATTAACTTTTCGGCAACACTGCAAAAAGCATTAATGAATGAACTTCATATATCCTAACATCAGCCGCACTTTTTATGGGTGCGGCTTTTTCAATCGCTACGCGATACGAAATATCGGGGAAGGCAGGTTTAATTCTCTGCGCTTTCGCCCGTACCGCTTTGCTGTTGCTGCTTTTTTAAATCAATTCATCAAGTACCTGCTTTAGTTCCTGCTCCGCTTCTTCGTCCTCAGCCGTCTTAATATTAACAAGGTTTTTGTTTCTACGGTAAAACTCCTGTTCCCATTTTTCAAGCGGCTTTCCTCTTGCTTTTTTCTGCCGAATATTCATAACTGTTGAAAAAAGTCCCTCGCCGATTTCGCCGAATAAGCCGAGAAAAGTCCACCAATGCATATACTCGCAAGTTCTGATTTCACAGCCTGCATTTTTATTGAGTGCCGGGAACAAAATGTTTTCGTCCTGTTTCCAATCAAGCATTTTTATTTTCTCGGGTTCTGTTTGCGGCATATCTCCGCCGCCGACAAACCAATATGCTTTGTTACACGCTTCTTGCAAATGCTCTTGCGGCATTTCAAGGAAATTAGGATAAAGACATTTCATGCAAACATAAGCCTTATCACGGTCGCTCAATTCGTCATCGTCAAAGGCTTGGCAAATTCTTAAAATCATGCGAAAATCGCTTCGTATAGGGTACTGAGTACCGCATATATCAAGCGATGTCGGTAAACAGCCTATCATCATGCAAGCGATTCAAGATATGCTCTTTGTCTGTCGTTGAGCGAATCAATTGAAATAGGCTTTTTCGGCTCAGCGTTAGGCTCATCAAAGGTTGTATATTTTGTGACCTTTTCAGAAATCCCCGGTTTTGAATTTTTTGAAAATTTCTTGATATCTTCCATGACCAGCGGCAAAAACGCTTCAAGAAAAGCAATACAAACAAGATTTCCGTCTTCAAGCGGTGAAAGACAGCTCATCTCTCCGAATGCGTGAGCGGAAATATCTGTCCCAAAGGCATAATCAATTGTTTCTTTCGCAAGCTTGTCATAATGTGCCATCTGCTCAGCAGTCGGTGTTTGGATAGTTTCAAATTCTTTTTGAATCTGTTCAAACGTATTCTGACATTCCTTTATGCGGCTGAGGAGATTAACATCATTAATATTTACCGAAATAACATTATCTTCATCTTGATTGATTGCATAGCGTTTTACGCCTGTATTAAAATTAATTGACTTCATGATTGCAACTCCTTAAATAATGCCCTCCTGCTTAAAAACAAGAGGGCAAAAGCTTATTCACTTGCAGCGGTAATGTTCGGAACTTTGTCTGTAATATTGACAGACACTTTTTTCCTGTTTCCGCAAAACGCAACAGTGTACGGAATACGAACACCGCCTGTTGCTCCGCCGTAGGTTGAAGGCTTAACAATAACATCTTCAACCCATGCGTCAAACGGAGCTGCCGTCTTATCAATGAGCACCTCAAGCACCCTTGTTTTGCAATCATCGCCTGTCAAACGATTCATTGAAATATCCTTGATTTTTTCATAAAATGCGCCGTCAGACGGGTCAGCATAGTATGTATCAACGTCAAATGACGGCTCGTAGCCCTCATCTTCAATCGATGTTTCATCAAGAATATTCTTTTTTGACGTTGTGCTTGGATTGAGATTAACGCTTAAATCTTCAACGTCCTTGCCGATGAGAAACCATGAATAAGTTTCCGAAGCTGTATTGAATACAGTATCAATATAGTGAAGCAAAGCTCCGCGCTTCAGCTTTTTTACTGCCGGTGTTTCAGGCATAATTATTACCTCCTATCAAGTATAAAGTTTATATTCTGCGGTAATTTGAAGCTGATACCGCACAGCATTTGTAAAGTTTTCGTTCGGTATTTCATAAAGCATACCGTTTGCGCAGGTAAGCTTTGTAAGCTCACCCGTAAGAAATTCGCCGTCAAATTCCGCTGTGATTTCCTGCACGTCTGCCTGTTTTTCAAGCCATTGATGAAGCTCAAGCAAAACGCCGCTGTTACTCAAGCGGTCATAATCGTTCAAGGATTGATAAACAGCATAAAGAATAAAAGTATGCTGACGCTTTTGATTACCGAGAATGTCTTCTGAAATAAGTGCATCACCTGTCGGTGAAAGTCCGTAGCTTGTGCTTTCGCTGTCCGTAAAATCAACGTGAACGGCATCGCACACAGACGATATTTTCGGAAATTGCGATACAATGCTTCGTACCGTTTCAATTATGTTCATTCGGGTTTACCTCCTGCATATTTAGCCGCGCCCCGCTTTATTTGCTCAAGCTTGTCGGCTTTCATACGTTCAAACCAAAACGCCCCTGCTAATGGGTGACGCATAAGGTTATATTTAAGCGATATATCGGTCAGTATTTTGCTTTCGCCTTGTGATGCATATGCTGACCCTGTCACACTTGACACCATCAGCTTACCGTAATATTGATAACGGGCATAGGGATTAGCATAAACAATTTGTCCGCTGCCGATTATTGTACCGAACGCAGCGGATTTATAAAGGATATTATTAAGCGCAGGCGTATACGGTGTCATAAGGCGTATGCACTCACTGTCAACGAATTTTTGAGCATTGTCAAACTTAATCGTTCTGTCTTTTCCGAAAGTATTACTCCAAGCAAGATTAACTTCTGCTTTCATCTGCTTTATTGTTACGTCTTTCGGCTGGTTAATTTTATCTGCCACAGCTTTTTTACCTCATGTTATTTCGCCGATATCTCAAAATGCGGTAACGAGCCGAAAAAGCAGTTATCAATACTTGTAACCGTCACAAAGCAATAAAGCTTGCTAAACTCTTTCATACTCGCTGATACCGTTTGCGGTGATGCATTATCAAAAACAAATCGGCAATCACCCTTGACAAGCATATCTTTTGTCGGAGTTTCGGGAAGCACGTAATCGTTATAAATATACACCGTTGTACTGTCTGCGCTTTGTAAGCCGCTTTTCAGTACGTTTCCCGCCTTGTTCTCGCTCCAATAAACACCCTGAATAAAGTAACGGTCATAGCCTTGAGTTGCTTTATTATAGCGGTAAAGTGTACAGTCTGCATTTTTCAGCATGGTTTCACCCCGCAAAACATTAAGCCTGTGTTTGCAAGCCACTTGTTTATGCTGCCGCGAGCCTTTACATCAAACTGATGTTTAGTTTTTTCGCCGCTTTCATAAGACTTAGACCAACCGCCGACGGTTTCAGACAATACGCCGCCCGTTTCCGCCTGCCGCTTATCTTCCGTATACAGCAATTCAGCAATTTCACAGCAGCACATTTTGACTTCTTCGGGAATATCTACGCTTTCATCAATGTTATCAAACGTAAATTGCTTGATTTTCATAGTCGATTGCATAGCGTAATAATTAAAGCAGGCCGTATCGATAACAGCCTGCTTTCCGCTGAGATATTCATTCATATAAAAGTTCGGGTCTGCAAAGGAAATCATGCGCTATTCTCCTTTTTTCGGGTCAGCCTTTTCCGATTCATTCTTTTTCGGTTTCGCAGGCTTTTCTTTCGGGTAAGTTACTCCTACAATTCTGCTCATAATTTCACCTCATCAGGAAACAGCTTTCTTGTGCAGATAAATACCCGCAACCTTGTTTTCGTACGCTTCGGCAATACCTACCATACGATATCCGAATTTCCAGCCATCAGCGTCCTGATTCATGTCAGGTGAAATAACCTTTGTGTCAAGGTGCTTGGTAAACTGAATGACGGCAGGCTTATGGATAACCATAAAGTTGATATCTGCCGCTCCCGCTGCCTTTTTAAAGCCGCCTGCGGTTTCTCCGCTTGTCTGACCGTCAAGCTGCTCGATTGCAGTGTAGAAACGGGTCTGCGGCACTTTGTTGATTTTTGCGAAGTTTGAAAGAACCTCTTTTGACTTTGTTGTATCCATATCCTGAACAAGTCCGAGAAGAACAGGCGTAATGTAAAGGAAACGTTCTTCGGCGGGGACTTCGTCCTCGTCCATTTTTGTAATTGCCGCTCTGATTGCAGCAATAACATCTGCACCTGTTGAAAGTGTTGCGCCGCCCGCTGTTGAGATGCCCGAAATACCTGCATATGTTGCGAAGCGGAATGCGTCAAGTTCTGGGACAACCTTTGTCCTGATAAATTCGCCCGAAAGCTGACCGAAAGCAATTCCGGCAGATTCAGCGTTATCCATTGCGTCTACGTTGAACATTCTGCCTCTGTCAAAGTTGCATTTAACCGTTTCGTTTGTCAGTGTTACATCGCCGTTTACATATCCGCTGTTTCTCGAATAGTCTGCAAGACCGTCCATAGAGATTTTCGGAATAATAAGCTCGTTTGCGTTCGCACCCTGTTTTGCAAGGTCTGCCGCACCGTCCAAGTCCGATGTAAGCGACGATTTTTTATATACCTTGTCAAGCAAGGTTGTGTATTGTTTGAATAGTGTAATTGAATTTGGCATATATTATGACCTCCGTAAAATTTTAATCTTCTGCTGTAAGTCCCATTGCCGCCCTTATACTTGAAAGCGGGTCAGCAGGCGCTCCGCCTGTCGGAGCAACGGGATTGTGAATCGGTTCATCTGAGCCGAAAAGGTACTCGTTTTCTTTCTTGCAAGAATCAATCGCCGCCTGCAGATCGACGTCCTGATTTTTGCTTGCCTTAAGAGTATCAAGGTCAAGAAGCGCTTTGACAGCCTTACTGTTTTTTGCTCCCGATTTTGAAAGCATCTCAGAAAGCTTTCCGTCAAACTCCATATCGGCTATTTTCGCCTGATACTCGCTGTCTTTCGCCGCAAGGTCTGAATTGAGTTTATTAATTTTGCCTTGCAGGTCTTTCACATCGACACCCTCAAATTCCTTAAGCGCGGCTTGTGCTGTTTCAAGCTGTGATTTGTAATTATCGCGCTCCGTTTCGGCTTTTTTCTTTGCGCTTCCGATGTCGGCACTGTTGATGTTAAGAACAGCATTAATCTGCTCATCGGTTGCGCCCTCAAAAATTTTTGAAACATCTTCTCGTTTCATGGTTTTTACCTCACTTTCAGTTTGTTATCGCAGTTCCTTTCTGCTTCGCTTGATAGTTTCGCGTCTTTCCGGACATATAAAAAGCACCCTGCATTTCGCAAAGTGCTGATTAACTGTATTTTATTTTTGTTAAATAACGTGCATATCATTAGCGATGTCACGTTTAGCCAGTTTATTACAATATTCCATAGCTTCTATAGCTTCTTGCGGAGCTTTATCCGTTGGTACAAAAAATCCTACTTCATCCTTAGTATACCAATCATAATGTGATATAAATACATCTAATTCAGGCATTTTTCTCATATTAATCCTACCTCCTTAAATAACTCAAGAGCTAACTTATAATTACTACTATTGAACATTGAATTAACTTCTGCTGGCAATTCGTTCATATAGTTTGCGTATTTTGAAATATTCTTTTCAATATACTCACTATCAGAAATATAGTTTTCTGAAGCTTTTTTGTGACATAATTCTCTCAATTTAATAGTTAATTGTTTTCTTAGACGTGCAAACACATGACCTATTTCATGGTCAACTATATTTCTATAATCTGTACCCTGCACAAAATGACGTGATTTAACCATATCGGCATATTCTTTAATGAGAAAATCCGTATCGTCATACATGAACTTATTAAGCGTGATTGTTCTGCCTTTCGTCATCGCAAAAGCACCTGTATCAACTCTGCCTGTATCATCAAGAACATTCCTGTATTTCAATATAATTTTATCATCACCCGATAGCTTTGTCAATATCGGGTGATTGTTTTTGATGTGTTCAAGAACTTCGTCAAGGACTTTCGGATCGCCTCTATAATTTTCAAAACCGCCGTAAGTTCCTGCTTTCCCTGTTACCAGTTTTATATTCATTTTTTCTGCACGTTTAACAAAACTTTCCAAATCTTCTTTTGAAATCTTTTCGCCAACATTTCGAGTATCTTTGAAACCTTTGGGAAACTGGGCTTCCATTTTACTGCCGCTGATTTTCCACTTTCCGACACCAATATTACCCAGTCCGTCAACAGTCAAGCGCTGTCTTTGTTGCGGAAGCTTCATCGCCTTTGAAAAACGGGTATAATCGCCTGACGTAACTCTGTATCTGCACCGCGCGGCAATGATATCATCTTCGTCTGCTTTGCCGACTTCAAGCAAATGTATTTTTTGCCGCTGCGCCCTCATGACGGTTTCAAGCCTGCGCTGACGCTGCAAGGCTTCATATTTCGTGTACTTTTTGCCGTTATATTCAGTCGGTATATTTTCCTGCCTGTTCATTTCTTTAAGCTGTTCAGCGGTATATGTAGGC